CTAGTGATGATGACGATACGTTGTCTTACTTTAGTAAATTAGCTGACGAGGATTAATCTCTCACTACTTGACGGTGGCTAGAAATGGCCACCGTTTAAACTGGTACTGAACTTAAATTTAAAAAAGATTTATCAGGATTACCAGGTTCCATAGATATTACACTTGTTGTACTATTATTATTTACAACATTATTAGGTGCAATTACAGCAGCATTTGATGGTCGAGCACCTGATTCTTTTTGTGCCACCATATCAGCACTAGATTTTGCAAATTCACCTGGCAATGGCATATCATTATCTCTTTCTCTTTTTCTTCTTAAAAAGGCCGATTCACCTTGCATTGCATTGTCTCTCGTATCTAATCGACTTGCAATTCTAGGACCTGTTATTGATTGTTTTTCTGCTTCATACTCAGCTGATGGGCCTGAAATTTTTTCTCCTTGATAAGCAGGTGGTTGACTAATATTACCTGCGGTTTTAGGTACTTTAGTATCTGTGTCACCGCCAGCGCTCATGGGATCTACGTCACCAGCTTTACCTGTGCCCTCAGCTAAATCTTTTTTTTCTTTTTTACCAAAACTAAAGAAGTTGCTAATTTTTTCACCTATACGTTTTAATGCGCTATAAAGTTTATATAATCCAAATATTACAAGACCTATAATAAGACCTATTGCTATAAATTTAAGAGAACCTATTAATAAACCAATAGTAAACTTTGCCATTCCCACAGCACCTCGGCCAACAGCGCCTGCAAAATTCATTAATGCTCTTGGTGCATTTTTTATACCATCTACTATATTTTTACCTAATATTGATAAATCTTTACCAAAAGCTTTTACTTGACTAATAGCTTCACCAAAAGTTTGCCCAATAAAACCACCCATTTTTTCTCCTGGTTTTATGTTTAATCTATCTCTTGCTTCTTCAGCTTTTTGTTCATCTGCTAACATTTTTTCTCTACGATCTTGCAATATTTTTCTATCAGTTTCAGTTATTGTTTCTTTTTCTCTTATTTTTTTTTCTTGTTCTAAATACTCTCTTTTATCTCTCTTTATTCTATCTTCAAGCTGTTGTAATTCTTTTCTTTCCATTTTTTCTTGTGATTTTGTTATCACTTCTAATTTCATTGTATCTTTATTAATAACTAAATTTGTTTTTAATTTTTCTCTTATATTATCTCTTTCAATAGTTAATTCTCTTAACTTTTCTTCTTTTATCTCTTTTCTTTTTTTTAATGAGTCAGTTAACTTATCAACATTTTGGCCTAACTCTTTACTAAAATCTTTTATATTAACACCTATATCTTCTAATTTATCAATTATATCTAATGCTTGTTCTTGTTTTTTTTCATCAGGATCTCCTAATAATTCTGCAATTTTTGTTAATTCTTCTTCGATTACAGGCGCTACCATTTTGGTAACTTGCGTTTTTACTGAATCTGTTCTTTGAGTAGCAGCTACATTAATAGACGCCATGTACTTGGCAATTTGATCTGTGGATAGTGCAGTTGTTTTTTGTGTAGCGTTGATTTCTTTTAATGCTGTTACAAAACTTGCAGCTTTTTTTAGCTCTTCTCTTTTATTTTCTTCTGCTATTTTTTTTTGTTCGTCTATTTTTTCTTCTTCTGCCATATTATCCTATTTGATCGTCTATTTTAATTTTTTGTTTTACAGTTGTTTGAGCTATAATTTTTTTATCTTCAATTTTTTCTTGTGATCTACCGTAAGAAGTAATGCCTAATACCGCACCCATTGCAATATGAAAGAAACCTGCGCCGTATAATGTTATGGGATTCCATTGTGTTAATACTACTTGATTTAAATACATTGTTTGTGCCATATTCCATAACACAGGAAATAATATAAAATCGCATATACATACAGTCAAATACAACCAACCCATAGCAGGCCGCCAATTGGTTCTCCAAGGACTTTCTTTATGTTCGCAACTCATTTATTATTTTCCCTTCTTCTTCTCTCATTTTCTTCTTTGATATAATTAACAATTAATGATACGTATATGTCACGCTCCCAAGGTATCATATTTTCAATTTCTGTTAATGAATATTTATGATGTTGCATCAATGCAAAATTAGTTTCAAAGTAGGCCTCTAACGTGTTGTGGGCGAGGCCAATTCGAAAAAATCTGCAATACCTGATAATGTCACCGTACTTACTTTATTTGTCTTCGGATTTGTAACTTCAATCTTTTGTTCTAATTTTGGCATTGTATCAAAAAATTTTCTAATTTTATCAAATGCCTGTGGTGATAAGTTTTCAATAAATTCTCTTAAATCTTTTTTGGTTGCGTCTTTGGCCGGATATATTTTCTCGCCCTCAAATATATGGTCAATGCAATCAATTAAAACCGTAAACATACTTTCAATATTAATAGTTTGTTTTGTGATATCACCTTTTACAATATCATAATTTTTTAATGTAGGATATTTTAAAACAATACCTAAATTTCTTTGTTCATCAATTACAATTTTATTTGTATGATCATCATTTACGTGAACTTCGACTTTTGTCAAATCTACTTCTGTTTCTGCATAAGTTATGCCATCATCAGGACATATTGTTTTAAATTTTGCAATTTCAGAAACCGATTTAGCTCTTATTTGTAAAAAAATATACTCTATATCAAAAATAGGTAAATTTTCCACTTTTAACATATCAAACGTGCAAGCGTTTACAATCTCTTTTAAAGCGGTAACCATTTCATTATTATTACCTGACTCTAATGCAATGTATAATACTTTTTCCTCTTTTACTAAAAAAGGTCTAAACTTTATTTTTTTATCTTCTGATGGAAGGGTCAATTCATATGTTGGCACTTCTACCTTTGGTAAAGACATAATATACTCCTTTGTTATAAGTTAAGTGGCGGTAAACCTCCGAAAGGCGGAAATACACGGCCACCTGTAATACCACCGATTGGTATTCTTCTTTTCAAGCCTTCGATTACATCAACGCCGGCTCTTCTTAATTCTGGTGGTAATCTATTTAGTAGACCACCTAAAGCTCCATACTTACTCTTTACGTTAACAGCTCTGAAGTTTGCTTCGCCTAATTCTATTTTACCTGAACGATCTAGGAAATAATTTACCCAGTATCTAAATGCAAATGTAACTTGAAATGTTTGTATTGAATTTGCTTCGTAACTATATTCAACAGGACCTATAACTTTAGGATAACATTCAAATAATTTAACAGCATATGTTACATCATCTCTTTCATTGCGACTTGCAAATTGACCTAATTGAAATATGTTGATATCTGATACATAATTATCATAAAAATTAAAATTATGTGATGTTGTACTAAACACGGCTGATTGCCAAGTCTCAAAGTATGATCTTTCTCTTAAAAACTTATCACAATAAAAAGTGGCATTTATATCTTCTGATTTATAATCAAAAGCAATTTTTCTTTTAGGGCCGTGAGTAAAAATTTCTTTTGATTCAATAGTACGATTTGGCATTGTAATTCCTGAACAAAATGCCTGAACTCGGCGACCATTTGCTTTATGTAATGATGTTAATGTTCCTTGATCTTTAAAAGTAATTGCTTCTTCAAACTGTGCTTGTGAAGGTTCTGATAATGAATTTGTTGTTGTATCAGTACCGCTTCTACCTCTAGGCAAATTAAACTCAACATAAAATCTTGCTTTACGAGCAAAACCTTCTGCTTCGTTTACGTAACCTTGAAAACGGCCAATTGTTGTTTCTGGATTGCCGCCTGCCTTTTGTCTAAAACGTGGATCATTTTCAACATTGTCTAATGAACGATCACGTGGTAGACCTAATCGTATATCAAAACCACCAATACGAACACCGCCTCTTAAAATTGCCATTAGATAGAACTCCTTGAAGCTGCATATACAGAAGCTGCAGAACTTTTTTGAAATTGTTGAACTGGTAAATAACAAGCAATTGCCGCTTTATCATATTCTATTCTTAAAAAGCCTGATCTAACGTGTTTAAACAAATACTTTTTAATTGTAGGTCGAACTAATGGATTATTTTTAACACGTGAATAACTTACATCAAATCGTGTAGTCGTATTGTTTTTGTTATTTGTAGAAAATCTTTGCATTTGTTCTAATAATCTTATTCTTGCTAATGGTGGTAAATAGTGAAAATTTAAACCACTAAAACCACCTTTTATTGTCTCTAATGGCAATACAAGCGGAAAAGTATCATAATATGGTAATGTTTTTTTATACTTTGGGTCATAAAAAAACAAATTTAATAAACCAATATTTGGCCGACCTGTAAGTCGTCCTTCTCTCATTAATTTATTTGCTGATATACCGCCTAAATCTGATATAGCATTTCTATACCAAGAGGCCGATTTTACAGTGTCACCTTGTTTGTTTTTAAGACTATCTAAAATACTTGCCATTTAATATATTTATGTAAAAAATGTAAGTTTATTTTGAAAAAACTAAATCTTTTGGAACTCTCACTAGATCACCAATATAGTGTGACCAATGTGTATTTTGATTGCCTATTTCTTTTAATTTAGTCATAGCATCATTGTATATGGCCAAATTGCCTTTGTTTGTATTTCTGCCAGAAAAATTAATTGTTTTTGTAGGCGATAAAAATTTTTTACTTACTCTTATTTCTTCTTGTAAAACTGTTTTTGGGTCGTAATAATACTTATGATTAGTAATTAATCTATTATCTCTTAATATGTGACACCATAAATTAAAATTTCTGCTGTAAAAATTAGACTCGCCTACTCTATTGGCACTATCTAAAGCTAATCTGTAAGTTATTTCACATAAGTGCATAGGAATATAAAATGAAGTTTCATCATTATTTGATTTTTTTTCATATATTTTAAAATATTTTACTAAATCTCTTTTTTCCAAATCGCCTTCGCCAATTACTATGAATTGATTATTTGGTATTTTTTCCATAAAAAACGGCAATACAGAATATAAAGGATAAGCTACATAATTTTTATGAAAATTATTTAAAGCATAATCTAATACGTCTTTTAAAGACGATTCAAATATATGTAATTTTGTATCATATTTTTTTGATATTGATTCTACTAATTCTTTTAAGTGATCATTTACGCCAATTATGTGAAAAAAATAATGTTCAGTAGGAATTTTTAAATTATATAAAGAATTAGCTATCATTTCTGAGTCAATGCCAGATAATAATAGAGCTACAGATGATAAATTTTTTTGTTTAATTTCATCATAAATTTCTGTGACCGTTAAGTCAATTGCTTCAAAAAAGTCTTGTGTTGTTATTTTATCAATATCTGTTATATTGTAAGTAAAACTACAATCAGTATTTGAAAATGTAAATTCACGCTTCATATATTCTATTTATATCAAAAAATAACGCCTAATTCCTTCTCCGTAAATATCTTAAACTCTAAATCATTGTCTTTACAATAGATTTTTGCAGCTTCCCATTTAGCATTGTTTTTAATGTATTCTAACTGCTCACGCATATATGACCTACTTTGTCTTTTAGGCTTCTTTGGTGGAAAACATTGTCTATAAGGTTTAACTTCTACCATAAACTTTTTACCTTTTTTTAACTTAAATATAAAATCAGGAAAGTATCTGTGTATTCTATAATCTATTGGCGAACGATATATAATTGGCAATTCTTCTGAACTCCAATATTCAATATCTTCATTCTTATCTAAATAAACCATCATACGTCTTTCTAATAAAGAACGATAAACAATTCTTGTTGGATCGCCTACGTATTTTTTGGGGTAAGATGGTCTATATAAACCTTTATAACTGCCTCTCATATCATATAAATATAGTTAACAAAGGTATTTATCGTGTTAGGAAAAGTCGCAAGTATTGTTCAAAAAAATATGGGTAACTTAACCTCAAGGTTCACAGGAGGCGGTATTATGGGTCTTGCTGGTGGACTTGTAGGCGGTATAATGAGTAAGGCACAGAACTCAATAGCACAAAATGCGGCCGCAGCAAAAATATTAAACAAATCACCATTAGAATTAAATGATATAAGTCCTATTGCTCATATGAAACAAAACCCGTTTGAATACGGCGTAGTGTTTTATCCTGAAGATGTACAAAATTTAGGCACAGGTCATTATATGTTTATTGATTGTATTAAGACTACCACAATTTACACTACAGCAAAAGACGCATTACAAAATTTTGGCGCAGCTATGACAAAAGGCACAAAATTAGCCATTGAACCAGCTTCTATTAGAAAAAATTTAGCAGGCAAAGGTACGGCAGCTGAAAGACGGCAAGTAAAACAAATGTCAGGTATTAATAGCGGTTCTGTTGGTAGTAGGCATAGCGAGGTTACAGATACAATTGTTTTATATACGCCACCAGGATTAAAAACAACATATGCCGTTCAACATGAAGGCACAGAAACAGGAATGTTAGGTGATATATTAGGTGCTAATTTCAAATCTCCTGCTGAAATTGCAATGAGATTAAAAGAAATGGGTTCAAAATTTATAGCTGAATTTGGTAATTTGTTAACATCAGCTATACCTGGCGCAGGAGATTTAAAAGGCGCATTACAAAAAGTTACAGGTCGAGCATTTAATAATAATTTAGAAATGGTATTTAAAGGTGTGCCTATGAGAGAATTTTCATATACATTTGAATTTGCTCCTAGAAATAAACGTGAATTACAATCAGCACAAAAAATAATTAATCTATTAAAATATCATATGCACCCAGAGCTAGATAGAAAAAGTAATGACTTTGTTGTGCCATCACAATTTCAATTAACTTATATGTATCTGGAAAAACAAAACACATATATTCCTAAAATAAGTAAATGTGTTTTAAAATCACTTGAATTACAACACGGTGATGATGGTGTTTTCAGTACATTTGCAGGCGATGAATTAGGCGCAGCTCCAATTTATACAAAGATGACATTACAATTTGCTGAGACAGAAATTATGACAAAAGGAACTATTACAGAAGGATTCTAATGTACTTTTCATATTTTCCAAAAGGCACTTACGATTTAAAAGGTGATGGTAATGAAAAACTTGTAACAAATTTAATGGCACGTGTAAAAGTAAGGGCAAGAATTATGGACGTTGCAAGTTTATATGATTTATATGACGTGCCTGAAGGAGAATCACCAGAAATAACATCACTTAAACATTTTGGTTCTTCGTATTATCATTGGGTAATTTTATTAACAAATAATATTACAGATCGTTTTTATGGTTGGCCGTTGAATACATATGATTTTGAAAATTATTTAAATCAAAAATATACAAATCCAGGTGGTGTTCATCACTACGAAATTACACAATCAAGTGGTAAAACATCTGGCGAAGGCCCAACAGATTACTCACACAAGATAGAAGTAAATAGTGATAAACCAGGTGCCGTTGCAGTTACTAATAGAGAATATGAAGAAAGATTACAAGATCAAAAAAGACAAATTAAATTATTAAATCCTATGTATTTACCTGTATTACTAGAAGAATTTGAAAATTTATTATCAGATTAATTAATTATGTCATCAATTTATGATACACTTGACAGTCGTGTTTTAAATAGACCAGGCGCTTATATACTTTCAGATATATTTTTAGTATCATACCGTAGCGATAAAGGTAGCAGTGACCCTATGAAAATTGCTATTGAAAATATGGTAATTGATTTAAATATATACGAAAGTATTTACAATAAAACATTATCAGGTAATTTAGCTGTTATTGATACAAATAATGTTATTGGTAAATTACCTTTAACAGGAAATGAAAGATTAGAATTTAAATTTTTCACGCCATCATTATCAAAAGGTTACGATTTTACAATTAAGACAGGCAATCCTATGTATGTTTATAAGATACAAAGTCGAGTAGCCGTGTCGCCTCGTTCACAAATGTACATATTAAATTTTTGCAGTAAAGAAATGTTAGATAATGAATTAATTGCTTGTAATGGTGTAAATACGGACACATACAGTACAATGGTATCAAATATTGTAAAACAACCAGAATTTTTAAACTCTAAAAAAAGTTTTTTATTTGAACCCTCATTAGGTTTACGTAAGCACGTATTTACTAGAATTAGACCTTTTGATTTAATTGACCAGTTATCTCTTATTACTGAAAGTCAAAAACATTATGGTGCAGGTTATTATTTTTATGAAACAAGTTTTGGTTTTAATTATCGTTCAATTGATAGTCTTTTAGCTGTTGAAGCAAATACGGCGAGACCAGTGTTAGCACGTTATAGGCCGAAACCTTCAAACGTTGCAGATGACAAACATGAAAAAGATATTAAAAACGAAATGCAACAAGTAATTAGTTTTAAAGTTTTAAGTCAGTTTGATACACTTAAAAATTTTAGAAATGGTGTTTTTTCAAGTAAATTAATTACACACGATTTATTAACAAAGACATACGTAGAAACAGATTTTAATTATCTAAATGAATATGAAAATCAAATACATACCGATAATAGTAAAGAGGGCACGAAAACAGTAGATAAAGGCATATTGCCAAATTACATACGAGAGGGTAAATCACCTGCTGATTTTCCTGAATCTACACTGTATGTTCATGCTGATACTTCTGCTACACATTACACAGAAACAGGTAATACAATAGAACACCGACCAATTAAAAATATATTACAACGTAGATTATCGCAACGCCTTGCTTTAACTTCATTTAAAATAGAACTTACATTAAACGGATTTACAGGTTTACAAGCAGGTGATTTAATTACCTTTGAAATGCCTTCTTTTGAACCAAACGACGGCACGGCACCGAGAGATTATGATGTCACTACATCCGGCCGATATTTGGTAACATCAATACGTCATCAATTAAATCGACAATCAAAAAAACATATAATGATATTAGAATGTATGAAAGATTCACTACGACTCGGTTACCCAGTTGAAAACATAGATACTTTTATAGACCAAGAAAAGAGCAATCCTGGTATCGTAGATTTATACGAAGTCGATAAACTTGTATTCAATCAGATATAATGACAGTATTTGAAAAAACCTTTGAGACCGCCCGCTCCGACGGCTATGTAGAAAGACGATATAAGCGGCCGATACTACAAAAGATGAGAATACATACTCACAATAAATATAGATAACTATGTATATCAGTGAATTAAACTTTACAGGACTTAAAGACATACTTACACGAATTAAAGGTATATGCTCAGGTAACCGTAAGAAAACCAGAATTAAATCAAAACCCAGATATGATAGAAGAGGGTATTATAGATAAACTATGAGAATACTTAACACAATAGCGGCCGGTCTTTGTAAATTAAGAGATAAA